CCTCGACTGGCTTGCTCACGGCCCGCCTGGGCATCAGGCGACCGTGTTGATCTTGTAGCCGGCGAGCGGGTCGGTGACGGCCGCAGCGAAGTTGACCCGGGCGCGCAGACGCCAGGCATCGTTGCTCTCGTCACGGATGGTCTTGGACTCCACCAGATCACCGGCCGGCAGGTAGCCGCCGCCCAGGTCCTCCTTGGCGATGAAGCCGAGGTTGGTGGTGTCGAGGACCCATGCGGCGGTGCCGTCGGCGCCGGGCATGTTCGCGACCGGGACGTGGACGATGTCGAGTCCGGCGAGGTTGGCGAACCGCCCGGTGTAGACCGGGTTGTTCATGTTCTCGCGACCCAGCAGGGCAGCCAGTCCCTTGTTGGCCGTCATCCAGGCCCAGATGATGTCGGACACCAGAAGGGTGTCGGGCACGTATCCGAGGTTCTGGCCGGTGATCGCGGCCTGCGCGAGCATGACGTCCAGGAGCAGGGTGTCGGTTGCCGTCAGGTTCCACTTGGCTGCCGCGGCAGCGGTTGTGGTGACTGCGGACGAGATGGCCGAGCCGACAGCCTGATCGACGATCAGGCCGCTGGAGTTCGCCAGCTTGTTCAGGCCACGGTTGACCGGGTCCATGTTGCGGCGCTTGATGTCCTCATCGGTGACGAGGGAATCCTTGCCGAACTTGGAGACCTTCGCGACGGCAGGGGTGCCGGCGCCGGTCGTGGTGAGGGTGTACTCGCCGCCAGGAGCGACGACCTCGGGAGCGTTGTCGGCGAAGATGGACTCACCGGCCACCTCGTAGCCAACTGCTCCACCGGTGGTCTGCGCACGGCCGCGCAGCAGGTTGCTGCCGACGTAACGCAGATCGGCCAGCTGGCGCAGCCGACGGGCCACGAAGTCGGGCTTGGAGAGGAAGTACGACGCCGTGAGGTTGGTCCCCGAAACGGTGACGGTACCCGGAGGGTAAGAGCTCATGTCAGGTCACTTCCTCTCAGCGGTTGAAGAGAACTCGGACGTCCGCGCCGGTGAGCACGGTCGTGAGGGCGACGCCGAGCGGTGCGGTGGAGCCGGTTGCGATGGCTCCTGCAGCTGCGGCCTGGACGACGTCACCGGCAGTGATGCCACCGGAAGCGGTGCAGTGCTGCACTCCGCCGGCGTAGATGGTGACGTTGTCGTTGATCGCGGCGTCGAAGCCAGCGACACCAACGACCTTGGTGGACGCGGCGCCAGCCGGTCCAACGGTGCCTGAGCCAGTCATCTCAACGATCTGGCCACCGGTGATGGTGGCGGAGGCCTTGAGAGTGAATGCCTGACCAGGCTTGAAGATGGGGAGGTAGTCGGCCATGGCCGTACCCTCACTTTCTATTTGGTCGGGAAGTACGTTTCGTATTCGGCGTCCTCAGGGGTCTGAGTGCCGGGGTGGTTGCCCTGTCCGGGGTCGGGCGGGATGGCCGCCGCAACGCCCTTGAGCCTGAGTGCGAGCGCCTCGCGCTGCTGGGGATCAACGACTGCATCGAGCAGCGCAATGTCGTCATTGCTGGTGATCCCGTGGGTACGGGCGAGCTCGTTCACCGCGGCCTTGCGGTCCGCCTGGTCGAGACGATCGTTGATCTTCTTGATCAGGTCTTCCGGCTTCGGCTGCTCGGTCTCCCCTTCGGGGGTGAGCATCCTCTGCAGGCCTTCGAGCACCTTCTTGTAGGGCTCGAGCGCCGCCAGCTGGGATTCAGCCTTCTTGGCACGTTCCCGCTCGGTCTCCAGGGCCTTCAACCCGGGGGCGCGCAGGGCGTCTTCCGGCTTAGGGTCCGGGGTCTGTACCGCTTCGGGCTTGGCCGGCGCTTGTGGCACCGGTGCGGCGGCCGGGGGCGGCGTCGGGATGGGGGTGATGGGCTCAGTGGTGGGCAGGGACATGGTCTTCTCCAAATCGCTTGGATGACCCCGGACGATTCGCTCGCCGGGGAGGTCTTGTGGGGGTGTTACTTGGCGCCGTCGAGGAGCGCCATGAGCGCCACCTCGTCGGGGTCGAGGTTCAGCGCGCGGGCTTCCATCTGCACCATGTCGTCGCGCTCCTGCGGGGTGTAGCCAAGGTCGATGCGGCCCTGCTCGGTCGGGACGAGCGGCCGGCCGTCGGCGCCCTTCGTGGTGACCTTCTTCACAGCCGCATCCGTCACCTGTGCGGTGGTCGGGGTGCCCGGGTCGCGCCAGCTGGTTTCGAGCATCATCGCGGCGTTGTCGTACTTGCCGGTCGCGAACCTGATCGCGTGCCGCAGGGCCGTCTCGTACGAGCCGCCGAACGACACCTGCTGGTCCTCACACTTCTTGACCATGCGCCGCTCAGATGCCCGCAGCGCATCGGCACTGGGCGGGTTGACCGAGTCGAAGCTCATGTAGTCCGACGGCATCCCGGACAGCTGCGCCGTGAGGCGCGCGAGGAGCTTGATGGTGTCGTGGAAGTTCGTCAGCGAAGACTCGGTGAACTGGCCAACGGATACCTCGGACGGCTTCTTCTCTGTCGCCCACAGGCGGCCCTTGATGACCGACCATGCGTTCTTGGTGGTGCCGTCAGGGTTCTTGAAGTCAGTCGCCTTGAGGCCGAACACCCACCGGCGGGGCATGGCGTGGAACTCGCCGGACACCATCATGTCGGTGGCCATCTTGTTGGCAGCGTTCGCGACAGGAATGATCGGCGCGAACTCGGTCCGGCCTTCGCGCTGCTTCAACCGGGGACGGTTCACCAGCGGCACCAGTGGCACGAACTCGGTCGACTTCACGTCTTGGTCGACATACCAACCGCCACCCCCGGGCGCCGTGCGCAGGGTGATCCGTCGGCCGGGAAGGTAGATGTTCCGCCACTGAATGGTCGTCCGGTCATCAAGCATCTCGGACCACGCCTTGAGGCCCCGAATCACCATTCCGGACCGGGGGTCGCGGATCCATGCAACGTCGAACGCCGACTCCGCCGTAATCACGGGAGCACCGCTCCCGACGGCAGGGCCGACGAGCAGCGCCGCCTTCGACAGCGAGATCGCGTCGACCTGGGCCATGTTGGCCTGCTCGTCCATGTTGTTCGCCTGCCACCACTGCCACAGCTCGTCGCCGCTGACAGCCGCGCCGGCGTCCGTGGACGGATAGCGGAAGCCGGTGCACACGTGCCGCTCGGCGTACGCGTCGGCGACCATCTGCGGCCAGTTGATGACCAGCTGCGTGACGGTCTCGCCAAGGTCCTTCTCCAGGTCCTTCGACATGTACTGCAGGGGTTGGGTCCCGGTGTAGTACTGCTCGCAGACCAGGAGGCCGAGATCGCCCATGATCCAGTTCGCGCGAACACCCTCAAGGTTGCCGAGAATGGTGAGAGTGGCCTGGTCCGGATCGGTGGCTCGTGGAGTGAACGGCACCAGCGTCATCGGTCACCACCCTTCAGTAGACGTACATTGCAGACTCCCCGGTCGGGGCCCATCCGGTAGCGCGTGCATCGCAGGCCGCTTCGTGCGCGAGCACGTCGGCCATCAGGACGTCGATCTTCTGGTTCTCGGAAGGCTTCCCGAGGATGAATTTGTCGCCCGGCTTCGCGACCTTCCGGGCCGCCAGGGCGTTGGCCCGGAACACGGGATCCGGTTCGTGGGTGGTGAGCTTCTCGGCCAGGTCCTCGCGGTACCGAACGAGCGCCGGGAACATGCGGGTGATCGAGTTCGTCGGCCACTGCACCGCCCGGTCTTCCCCGAACTCCGACGCGTAGGCGTCCACCTGCGTCTCGAAGTGCCGCGGGTCGAAGTAGATGAGGCCCACGTCGTAGCGGCGGAACACCTCATCGACACACGCGTTGACCTCGCCCCGTGGGATACGTCCCTCCGGCCACTCATCCGGCCGCCACACCGCCGGCCGCTTGTCGGGGCCGTACGTCGGGGTGAACCGGTGCCCGTCGAGCGTTTCCAGCCGGAGCACTGACCAGTCACCCGACCTCGAGCCGTCGAACCCGCCAGATACCGGGGTTCCGTCGGGGACGTCGATATGCTTCTCGGCCGACTCGTACAGCGCTTCCGTGAGGTAGGCGCCCAAGCCCTGCACGAGGCGGTTACCGAAGAACCGCTCAGCCTGCGTCGGGTCGGTCTCGACGAGCTCGGCGGCGTCCGCGTCGATGCCCTTGGGATCTACCCACGGGCTGTCTGCGTAGACGTAGACGTGGATCTTGTGCCGATCCCGCTTGTTGGCGTACGACAGGTTCGCCGGCGGCTTGCGGTAGTAGCGGAAGATGTCGGGCCGCAACGAGTCGAAGGCCTGCTGGGCGGCGGAGTTCTCCATCGGGTCCCACGGGTTCGTGAGCTCGATCGAGCGGCCCTGCATGCCTGCCACACCGCGGCGCATCGTCTGCCACGTGTCGAGCACACCGTTCTGCTTGGTGTAGAGCCCGGACTCATCGCCGAGCGCCCCTGTCAGCGGCTTGCCCAGCTTCGACCGTGCAGCCCTCGACAACGGGATGATCATGCCCCTGTTGGGGAGCCGGATGAAGCCTTCGCGGACGTGCACGAACTCGGAGAGCGGACCGTTGTGGATCATCGTCTGCAACGGCTCATACACGTTCTGCGTCTGCGCCTCGGAGAACGCCAACAGGCCCAGCAGCGACTTGCGTCGCGGCATCCCCATCGCCTCGCCGGGCTGGTAGTGGTACTCCCAGCCACATCCGCATCCGTGGTCCTCGCAGCGGTACACCTCATCGCCACGGGCCCATCCGGCGAACAGAGTCGGGCCAACACCCTCCGCGAGTAGCATGCCTGCGCCCCACGGCGACTTCCCGCACTTCTGTGGTCCGACGACCACGGAGCGGCGGTTGTGGAACGGCGCCAACAGTCGGCGCGGGTCGTAGACCGCCTCCGGGATGATCCGGTGGTGGTTGACCGTGCAGAACAGCTGCCAGCCATTGAAGACCAGAGGCTCACCCTCGAACACGCCACCGGGAACCCGGCAGTGGGCCTCTATCCAGTCCGTGACCAGAAAGCCAAGGCTGTGGAGCGGGTCGAAGTCGATGGCCAGGGCGTCACTGGCCACTGACTACCTTCATGCGGTCCCGCGACGAACCCTGCTTGGGGGCAGTCTCTTGCTGCTCCGGCTCGTCGCTGCGACGTTGCGCCAGCTCGTCCTTCGCGATCGCCCAGCCCATCTCGGCTAGGCCGGCGGTCGTCATGCCGATCTGGTCAGCGAGTCGGTGCAGCTGGCCAAGGATGGCCGCGCCGGCGGAAGGATCCTCGCAGCGGATCCGGACACGGACCCACAGCGCGACGGTGCGGATTCGCCACGATTCGGACGGCATCGACCACGCGCAGGCTTGCGGGGTGCGCCACGATTCGGCCCAGAGTGTGAGTTCAGAGATCGAAGCTTCGGACAGCGGCCACTCGGGAGCGTCTCCGCCATACCCCTCAGCCGGGAGCGCCGTCAGCTTATATCCGCGGCGATCCGAACGGCCAGAGTTCGGGTCAGGGGCCTGCCCGGAACGGTTACGTGCACCACCACTGGTCATGGTCCTCTCCTTCTGGCATCGCGCCAGGCAGGGAATCCCCAGGGCGTCGCGCCCTAGAGAGATAGACGGGCGACCTGCTTGAGGTCGCCGACGATGTAGCCGTGTCGAGCGAGAAGCCGCACAGCCTCTTCGCGCGAGATGTCCTGCGCGTAGATGAGTTCCGGGCTCGGACGGGCCTTGGTCCGTCGCTCCACGTAGTTCTTGATGTAGCCGCGCTGGCCGACGTTCTTGGCTGTCTCGGCGACCTGCTCACCAGTGAGGCGAGCCCGAGTGCGCTTCACGTAGGACGCCCAGCCGCGACGAGTCGTGCCCTCAGTCGTCGTGATCATCCGACCACGCATGCTCGGCGTCATGCCCCGATAGGCGTTGATGACCTGGTTCATGTCGGCGCCGTCGGCGATCGCTCGGCGCTGCGCATCGGTCAGGTCGTGAATCTGGTCCGGGGTGATTCCTGAGGTGAAGCCCTCCGGGGCATCCTCGCTCACCGGATGGTGGGTGCACTTACACCGGGGGTGCCGCTCGAACCCTGCGTTCCACTTGAAGAACTTCCCGGCGAGCACTGCGCAGGACTGGCAGCAGGGCGTGTGCACGTACCGGATCCAGCCCGTCCGGGGAGTCGCCGCGATCGCCACGCCGGTAGCGCCACGGCCGGCGTCGAGTACCTGCTGTTGGACGGCCATGCTCAGCCAGTTACCGCCGAACGCCATCACCTGCTCGTCGGTCATGCCCGAGCCAAACTTCAGCCGGGACTGGACGACGGAGCCGTAGAGCAACGAGTCGAGCGGCATGCCGTCGGAGGCCCATCCACCGAACGCCGCAGCCCGGACCTTCGCGACCGGAGGTCCAACCTGATCCTCGACGTACGTGATCCCGTTCGATGCGGCACGCACCTGAGCGCCTGAGACGATCAAGGCCAGCCGGCCCGCGATCGCCGGCCACTTGTCCAGGTCGCTGCCGAGCTTCTCCCACTGGCGAGCGGCCATAAGTGCTGCCGCATCAGCCAAGCGAACCTGCTCGGAGTAGAAGACCGCCGGAGTGGCCACCTGAGCCCCCTCCGCGAAAGTTTGAACCCTCCGCACGTTTTTCGGCTC